CTAATTGTGTCTGTCCACATCCCCAAATGTAAAGATATAAGGAGCACCATGATACAGTTGGATCTGATTTACATCCTGTAAATTCTCGTCGATAGCCACCCCTGGAAAATCATGTTGCTGGATAAATCCGTATCCTATGTTAGACACAGCGGAATACTCTGTGAAATCAGGACTCGCCTCATATCGGTCACTGATCGTACCCAGTCTTTCGAAGAAAGCCCTCTCATTCTTTTCATGCCTCATGGCAGCCTGTCGAAGGGTATTCAGGTTACGTAGTCTAAGATGAGCTTCTCGTTCTGGCTCTGCATATCCTTTGAAGTCGGGAACACTCCATCCCAGCTCTTGAGCGACACGACGTGCGAGAATCTCGGTGGGTCCTAGCTCTATATTACTATCTCCAGATGGATCGCTGGCCCCAGTAACATGATGAATAATCTCGTGAATCAGTCCTTCCTGCCACGATGGCATCTCATAAGAATCAGTATCTGGCGCAACACTAAAACTGACATAAGGCTCTTCGTTCTCGTTTTCTCCTGCCTCGCAAATGGGGAGAATTGGTTCTTGCCCGACATCGTATCCATATAATTCGTTACAGGTTAGTGATTGAATATCATCAATTTTGATAGCAGATTCTCCGTTAAGCTCGTATTCGTTTCTGTATTTAATGCAACCAATGTGTACCTCCTCATTATGAATGCCATAGCTTACGGCATCACGAAATGTTTGTGATCGGCTCAACGCATCAAGTACAGTGTTGCCAATCATATCGACCGTATGCTGATCGATGAGCCTGCTACGGCTGTCATGGACGGCGCGAATTACACTTTCGTATACGTTGCTTAAATCTGCTGCGGAAAGCGGTATTCGCTTGCCTATATCCAAAACGTAATCCGCATAGGCATTTTCAGCACGATTAGGAGCAACGGCAGCAGAGTATCCAGCAGGGGAAAAAAAGTTGAAGCCAGGTTGGAGAACGGGAATTTTCATATTGATACTTAATATGGTTTTATATATTTCAGTGCCACCAATTCACTAGCCCAGACGATAACGGACAGCATAGCTTTTATCCCTGCAAGGCAGGTGTTCCAACGAGTAACAGGAACGTTTAAAGCTCCCATACACATGTGAGCTAATGACACCACAATGGTAAACCTTCCTTATCGTAGCAAAGCTTACCAAGTTTAATGAGCTGTCTGCCCTGTGATTTGCAATATATATTGGCATCACGTAGCAACAGACATCAACGCCATGCTAATGGATAATACTGCTCAAAAATATCAGTAAAATTTCCCTTTGCATGGCTTGTTAATATATCAGCTAAAACCGCAGTGCATGAAAATGCATTATTCCGTCCTTGCAACCTGTCCCTGACATCATCATAAAACTCTCTTTTGTTAAATATCTCAGATGCCAGTTTATATGCCTCTTCCAAAAGACCATTTGCATAACGACGCAGGATCTCAGGAGACTCATGCTCCGTTCCAAATATATCAGATGACGAGTACTTACAAAAAACAGCACCTAAACAAAATAATATCTCAGCCTTTTCCGTATCTGAAAGACTCCCTATATTAGTTTTTTCTGTTATTGTTTTTAAATGTTCTGGAGCTAAACTCCAACCATCAAGATGCTCTTTCCATATAGCCCCAATTTTTTGTTGCTGAGTATAATCAACCATTTTTATTTCTGATTTATCAGATTCCAGAGCATCTATAAACATCTGCTTAAGTGAGACATCAGATATAATCTTATCTAAAAAATCAGGTAAGAAAACACGCGAGCACGCTTCATTATATGCTTCACTAAACAATGGAAATGACTGTGAAAATAATTTCCCAAGTGTATAATCGTTAGTATTCTGGATCTCTCCATCTTTAAACAAAAAAAATGATTTCCAGTATGTTGAAGAATCAGAAGATAACATACTATACATATCATTTAAAGATAACATCATTTCCAGATTATCATCCGATGATGACAGTAAAATCCAGTTATATGCATCATTAAAATCATTCCAGTCTGGCTTAGCAGAGCCATCACCTCTACCGAAATCGCTTTGCTGTGCAATTTTATTTACATTAGGGTATTGCAGATATTTATCATATAATTCCATGAACTGATTTTTTGCTCCTTCATACTGCATACCATAAGCAGCCATTTGTATAAATACATCATTGCACGACAACATTTTTTCTGGATGTTTTTCAAAATATATTCCAGCCTGTAAAAATGCACCATCGTTCATATTTTTAAATACAGGGCCATCTCTCATATCGCCCGGAGGATACTTAGACCACCAGTCTGTCATAGTATTATAATAACGACCGGATATATTCTGAAGCCATTCCTGAACATAAGAACTTGCAAGATATGGAGGAATACTGAAAGCATTACTCAACGACAATGTCGCATAGGGATTAAATTTATCAAATATATCCACTGGTAATGTTCTTATCAGGTCCTCCACAGATCGAACTTTTTCATCGTTATATTTTGAATCAACTGAATTAATTGTTCGCATGACAGAAGTATCTGGAACTCTGCTGCTGTCAAGAACAGAGTTTATGTTCTCTGAACCCACCGGAATATGTATCTGACAACAAGCTAAACCAATGCTATTATTTTGCACAGATAAAGATATATTATCTTGTTCTAAAATAGCACCTCTAAGCTCCATCCCGGGAACTATAATAGCCCCCGCCAACTGTGCATCTTTCAGGTCTGGAGGTGTTTCTTTAAATGAAGAACCAATAAACGATGCGCTGTTAAGATTAGCACCACTAAAATTAGCTCTATCAAACGATGCGCTGATTGTGCTATTTGTCAAATCAGAGAAAGATAAATCACACTCCTCCAGAACAGAATTCTTGAAAGATGTGTTTTTCAGGGATGCACCTGACAGGTTACAGCCACTAAGATCAGCATCATCAAATCTGGAATCAGAAAAATTTACTGATGCAAAATTCAGCCCTGCAAGACTTAGACCTGACAAGTCACATCCAGAGTAATTTAATTGTTCAGCAGACTCTTCCCCCGTTCGGTTAGCTGACAACCACATTAAGTCAGCAGTAAGCTCAGCTTTGCTCAGGCAGGCACGGCCTTGACTGGCATCATATGCAAGGAATTGACATTGCGATTCATTTAATGAATTACATCCATTTAAATATACGGAATTCCTGAGCGTCTCAGGAAAGGAACCATCTATATGTTTCAAAGAACTACAATGGCATAAAGATAAATTACTGACATTGTCAGGTATGCTGCAATTTATAACCTCTAATGATGAACATCCAACTATACTTAATGAAGATAAGTTGGGGGGTAAACAGTTTATTGATTTAAGCTCTGTACATCCATTCAATACCAGTTCTTTCAGAGAACCTGGAAGCAAGTCTGGTAACGTTGTTATTGGCTCACTGATTGATAAAGTCTCTCCATTAGTACTTATAACATTAAGTATTTTTGATGCAACCTCATGACGATTTTCGCTGAATTCTCCCTCAGCGCACCACTTTTCGAGTGCAACTTTAACATCCTCGTTAGATGGTGAACCTACAGGACTTTCAAAATATATTACTCCAGAATTTACAGAGATATTTGTCGTGGGCAGCATTTATCGCACTCCTTCAACTTAGTCCACTGAAAATAACACCAATAAAAAATTAAACATTATTTACAACAAAAGACTCTGTTTTGGGATCAAAATAACACTCATCTTTTCTCATAATCATTGATTCTGTTATTGGCTCTCTACTTAATGGATGTGGAGAACCAGATATAACTAACTTTAACATTGCATTTTTATCATATAGGTTACAAACTTTTGCACTTACAGAGTTCTTTATAAAAACACCATTATCTGGAGCATCTAATATTATTGGACACTTGAGATGTTCTTTTGAAAAAAAAACCTCTTCCGAATGTACAGGAAAAGAACTTGAAAGTATTTTATAGCATATACCTAATGGTAAAAAACTCAGATGAGTATCAATTACAGAGGAAATTTGCCATGAACGAAGTCTTTTGGCTGACTCATTGCTACCATTTAACCCTAACTCTAATAATGTTTTTAACATCCCATCCTTACAACCAGAAACTAAAAAAACGTCAGGGCGTTGATAATAATGAATACCAACTTTCTGCCCATTTATAGTAATATCTTTCGTTATCAGGTTTTGTCTGGCAGCTTCACGTAATATTTCAATACTCTGCAAAGCAACATTTGATGAAATGCTGGATGTTATCAATGGCATATGTCATTTACCCCAACAAGACTAAATTTTAGAAAAAACAACTGCCGGGACAACTTTCGCCCCCTGTAACCCCAAATAAGATGTCAGATTTATCGGCATTAATTTATCTCCCTGTTGAATTAGCTCCTCTATCATCTACTTAACAAATATCCCCCGGACATTGCAACACAAAAACCGGAGCCGGACTCCGGTTTTGTGAAGCTGTCAGGTTACTTCATCCCGCCAATATTTTCCCACGTCCCGTCAGCACGCAGGATTTGCAGCGGTCTTACCACGCACTGTATCTGCTTTTTATCTGCATCCAGTATCACCACCTGCGTGATTACCCTGTCCTGCTCCGGAATAATACCATTCTCATCGGACTCCAGGATGTCTGCCGGCCCCAGACGCAGTTGTGCTGTAAGTAACTCCCCGTGTTCACGGTCATCATGCTTTCCGCAACCACACAGACACTGCATAAGTTTTTTTAGTATATTCATGTCATTCTCCTGTTCTGCCTGTATCACTGCCCACTTCATCCAGCCCCTTAACATCCTGCCACGGCCCGTCACCAAACCTGACCTGCAAATGCCGAAACAGCCCCTGAACCTGTGTGGCATCTTTGGGGTCAAGAAAGGTCAGTCCGGTGATGAGTGCGCCATCTGTATCCGGGAACCAGCCATTGCTGTTTGTCTCAATAATGCTCGCCGGCCCCAGACGAAAACGGATTTGTGTCTCCCCCGGGTCGCCCTTCGGTCCCTGAGGTCCGGTTGCCCCCACCGGGCCAGCCGCGCCTGTTTCTCCTTTCGGTCCCTGTGGGCCTGCCGGGCCTGCCGCACCGGTATCTCCCTTTGGACCCTGTGGACCTGCATTTCCCGTCAGACCGGTCTCTCCCCGCTCTCCCCTGTCACCTTTCGGCCCCTGCGGGCCTGCCGGACCAGCATCACCTGCCGGTCCCCGTTCGCCGGTTGCCCCGACAGGGCCGGTGTCACCGCGCTCTCCCTTATCACCCTTCGGCCCCTGAGGACCCGCGGGCCCCGGTTCCCCCTTTGGCCCGGGAGGTCCCACCACGGTGGGGATTCGGTTTACGGCCTCTTCCGCCGCTATCCTGCTTTGTTCCGCTGACTGTGCGCTTTCTGCTGACTCCCGGGCTTTTTCTGTTGCGGTCGTTGCATCCCTGGCTGCATTACCGGCTGCACTTTCTGCCGTCTTTCTTGACAATTCAGCTTCTGCTGCACTTTGTGATGACTCACTGGCTTTTTGAGCGGCCGCAGAAGCCGAGGACGAGGACGCATCCTCTGACTGCTTTGCTGAGGCTGCACTTTCTGCCGCCTGCCGGGCTGACTCCGATGCCTCCCCTGCTGAAGTGTCAGCATTTGCAGCGCTCTCTTCTGCCTGACTGGCTGATATGCCGGCATTCCTCGCTGACGTCTCCGCCTCTCCGGCATTCTTCTTCGCCTCCTCAGCGTGACGCGCCACCTCTTCCACCATCAGTTCAAAACGGCGCAGTGCCTCCGGCCGGACGTCATCCTCCGACATGGCACCGAGAAAATCATTCAGCGTACCGGGTTGAGAATCTTCATACACGGTGATGGTCCCGGCATGTGACGGCGGGAATCCCTCCACCAACAGAATAACGCTGTACTGACCGTACTCAACGTCCATGCTGTAACGCCCGGCTTCATCCGGATTTTCTGAGGCCAGCGTGTTCACCACCACAGTGGTACTGTTACGTTTTGCTTTCAGCTGGATTGTGCAGTTCTGTACCGGTTTTCCTGTGCCGTCTTTCAGTACACCTGAAATCTTTACTGCCATATTCACCCCACAAAAAAGCCCGCCTGAACAGGCGGGCTGTCATAACACGGTGTTACCTGGCTAATCAGAATTTATAACCAACACCCACGATGAACCCGTCAGTGCGCCAGTCGCCACTGCCGGAGCCTTCATAAGCAATATCAATGGCCACGGATTCGGTCGGGTTAAACTGCACGCCAGCCCCCCACGCCAGAGACGTGTTGCTGTGGCGACCGTCATCACTTCCGGTCAGCACATCGTGCGTTTTCCCCTTGTTGTCAGTTACGCGGAGATAATCCCCGGAGAAAGTCGACACACGGCTGTAAGCCACTCCCGCCATCGCATACGCGCTGAACCATTCATTCACGCGCACAGACGGCCCCGCCATTACGCTGAACCAGCGGTTACGCACGGAATCTTCATGCCAGCGGGTATCGCTGTAACGGGTAATCTGGCGATTCCTGTCTCCTGCATAGCTGAATGACGTCACCAGCCCCAGCGTGTCCGTGAATTCATAACGGTATTTCACGTTAATCCCGTTAAGATTATCGCTACCGGGAGCGTTCGTCCGGGCATGAAGATACCCCGCGCTCAGCGTGGCCTGCTGCTCAGACGCCCATGCAGGCGCACCGGATACGGTCAGACAAATGGCTGCGGACAAAATGGCGGCATAAAGTTTACGCATAATTACCTCTCGCTTTTCTGCAATAAAAAAGGCGTCATTTCTGACGCCCGTTCTGGGTTATAAAATTCAGCTGATACTGATACCTGCTGTGGATTTTTTCATCACCACAACCAGCAGATCGCTGATACTTGCTGTGGGATACCAGTTATTTACCAGCCATGCTGACACCGAAAACTCCAGCGTCATGTGACCGTGACCGGCAGGCATATCAATAACGCCACTGTAACCCGGTCGCATTTTTCCTTTGACAGCTTCATGCCAGGAATAACAGGCTTACCATCCACCAGAATGGCACCACGGCAGATGGTCCAGATCCCCGCACCATCACGGTATGCCGTGGTGTGGTTACCTTCCTTTTCATCCAGAAACTGGTCGAGGATTTCAGGCGCAGAAGCACCTGCACCAATCAGCGCCAGAACGGCAGCCGACAGGCCGTATTTTATTTTTTCGTTCATGGGGATTTATCGATTTCTAATCCCTTGATATGTTAGATATATAATCCAACACTCATGGTCGCTCTCATAAACATATCCCTTGAGACGCAGCAGATTACAACAAATGAAGCCATATAAATGAACAGTAAAGAAAGTTTGCGCAGAAGATTTTTACAACTAATGACAGAAAACGTTAAATCAGAGTTACTTCTTCTGATGGCAGATAATAACGAAGCAACAAGCAGCATTCTTGCAGACCCTTACGGTAAGATCTCACATAAAACGCTGGATATTATTACCACAACATTAACACCGCTGATGCTTCAACGGCTGAAACATAATATCAACGCATGGGTTAATGAAGAATTAAGTCCTCCCTGCTTATGGGATTCTCGTTACGCATGTCAGCAAAAAATGCGAATTTTCAACTTACTATCACCAAAGCTCAGGTAGCCATAAAATCCTGCCCTTCATGGCATACAGGATTTCAATGGAATCACAATGACCAACTCTTGCACAGCTGTATCCCTGACTCCCCGACAACTCAGATTTTCAGTATCTGCTGCTATCTAAAGAGAAAGCGCACAAATGCAAGGGTCTTTCATCACGTCCTGTTATTGATTGCCTGTGACCTTTTCTTACCTCATGGAACGTTTTTTCAGTTAGAAATATTCATTTTACAACCAGTTCGTATTGTTTATTCATCGACTACTCTCCCCGCGCCACCTTACGACGGTCCTCTCTGATTTTGAAATACAGGTTAGTCAGATACGTCAGCAGGCCAAACAGCAGACTTCCCAGCACACCTATTGCCACCCACTGGGACGGAGAGACTTTGTCCAGCAGCTGCAGTAACCAGTATCCCGTCCCCACCGCTGACGTGGTGTATGACACACCTGTTGTGATTTTTTCCATCTGATGTATGTCTCCGTCACCGCCGACAGAAAATGAAAGTAAAGAAAAACAAAAAAACCGCCAGTGTCACCCACTGACGGCCAACTCCGGGAGCCGTGATTATGGCATTCAGGCTCTGCTAAAAATGCCAGATAACATTCCGGCCTCCCCTGATTCAGGTTATAAATGACACAATATCTTGACAACACCCGTCACTGTCTGTCAGAAAATATACCGCCAGGCATAAGTATCATGTGAAATCCAACTATCCTTCTGAGCCAGCACCTCTCCACCGAAAGTCAGTGCTGGCTGTTTTTTTCCTTAATAAAGCATCTGTAACTGAAACAATCCGCATATTGATAATATATTGACAGGCATCATTGCTGTCTGTGAAAAATAAGTCTCTACAAACATATAAGGCCTTTTAGCCAGCGTCTTCTTTCAGGTCAGTCGCTGGCTCTTTTTTTATTATGCTGCCGGTGCATTTATCTCCAGCACCAGACTTTCTATCTCAACGCCATACGCTGCATTTTTTGTAACATCCGTCAGCGTCAGCGCATTCAGTCCCAGTGTCAGACTGTCTTTTAT